CTTACTACTATTGCGATACCAACTAAAACGGATTCGATATACCAACAGGCGCAGTATCCTTTGGAAGTTGTTACTCTGACATTGACAGGATTACAGGCAGGATCGACTGTGTATGCATTTCAGGGAACTGACCCTACGACAGCGATAACTTTGGGGTCAACCGACAATAGCGGTACTTCTTTTGCATTCACTCATAGTAGTGGTGGTCAGTCTGGATATATTCAGATTCTGGCGCTCGGTTATCAGGATATTACTTTACCGATTACTTATTCTTCTTCTGATCAGTCAATACCGATTCAGCAACAGAAGGATAGACAATACTACAACCCGAATTAATTAAATAATAATAAACCCAACATAAGGAAACACAAATGGCTTTTTATGGCTCCAGTCCAATAGTCGATCCCGACTTTTTGACATATTCGGTTGATGTTGCATTCGCATCCGCAACAACCGAATTGGTCATCACCACATCAACAAAAACAATTGCACTTAAGGTTACAGGCAACCTGACAACCGATGGTGTTACAATTAAATGTGTCTACTCAAAGCTGAAAGAAATTTGGCGTACCGATTCGACTCTGATTAAGTTCCCATTTCCTGCCACTCCACTGACAGACGAAAGTATGGAACTTTCCAACGGATGGAATTTCGACAAAACCAATACTTCCGGTGCTTCTGCTGCCAAAACTCCTGAACTGGTTCGTACAGGCGGTTGGGCTGTTGTTAGTCCATCCACTGGTCTTCCTACAGAAATGTGGGCAAGTATTATTACGTTGGGTACTTTTGCTGCCAATACCGATCAGGCTTATTTCCAGCAAGTTGCAGGCGGCGCGGCTACTAACGTCCTTCTGACAAACAACGTTAACCAAGCGGTTCAAATCTATTCTGATCCTAACGGTGATGGTAGTACAGTTGATGGTTACGATTATCGTTCGTACTTCAAGATTTTCGTTCGCGAGTATGGTAAACTATATTCTCAGTCTTCTCTGGCAGACATTGGTGTGTCGCAACTGACTTATCAGGCATATCGTTTCCCATTGGCAAACGCTACTGATCTGGCGATTACCAACAACGATTCAACAGTTTCTACCACAACACCTTACACCAACGTTAATATCACCTATCTGCGCGATTCGAGTGATGTACGTTACACAGTGAAAGGTAACTTTGCATCGGCAACTACTTACGTCGCTGCTGATGTGGTTAAAGATACCGGTAACAATCGTTGGTACAAGTGTATTTTGGGTTATACTTCGACCGCAACCCTACCTTCTGCTGATGCAACCCATTGGGCTGCATATGAAGGTGAACGTCTGATTGGTTCTACCTATTATCCATTTACGGTCATCATTGATGCCGATACAACTGTTGCGACTTATAGCAATGGGGCTGCGACTCGTTATCAGGTCTATGAAAAGGTTCAATACCTGCTGCGTCAGAACACCGATATTGATGCTGATGCGACCGCATCGATCATTGGTAAGACCGCTGACAGTCTGTTGTCATTCGTTGGTTCTACTCTGGTGACTGCGGCAGGCGTTTATATCGATTCTTTTGCGGCTGCTGATACCAACGACATTGAATTCTATGATGCACAGAATACAAAGCGTACTTTCCCATATGTCGCGGCATTGACCATCAACTTCGGCGATAACCTGAAGAACGATGCTAATGCTAAATATTGGGCATTCTTCACCACACTTCCCGGTGCCGGTAATGACTTCGGCGAAACAGGTGCTGTTATTGTTCAGGACAACGTGGGGACCGATATCACAGGTAATGTCGGGGGCGCTTCTAGCGTTGCATGGACATTCAACTATGACGGTAACGTACAAGGTGGTCGTACTGCTTCTACTGATGCCGGTATCACGGTGGTTGCGTTGGGATTGTCAACTGGTCAGTATGTGAAGGCAACAGGCACGATTGCTAAGTCAAAGGCGAACAGTGTTTCCTTGATTTCCAGTTTGGAACGAAACTTCGCAAATCCTGTTTAATCGATAACAGATTGATCATAGCCCCTTCGGGGGCTTTTTAATGTCCTTAAATAATTGAAACTAATCCTATTCTTATAATGAAACTCTCACAAATTCGTTACTCTCTGCAACGTTGCAAAAATGGCTCCACTGAAGCGGAACATACTAATGTTCTTGCCATGTATTCCGATTTACTTGCTGAATATGAGTTGACAATCGATAGTTTTGGTGTAGAATGGGATGTTGACAAAAAAGACAACACAAAAATAGCTACCGGTAAAGTAGTTGAAAAATACAATAAAAACCTGTTAACATCCCTTTTTCACCCTGATGGCATTCTGAAAGACTAACACATGAGCTACGTACAGGTTCCTCCAGACTCAACTGGTAAAAAAGTACACACATATCAAAACACACTTGGCGCTGATATTGTTCAGACACAAGCGGTTCATGTGGTTGGGCGTGATAATGCTGACTATCGATTGAACGTCGATGTACGTGGTAGTGCAAGTGTGCGCTTTGCTGAAGGTCAACCAATTATGTCTGGCTTCGGTCAACTGAAGACTCAGCATGATCGTGCTCTCGGTGTTTACGAGACTTCACTTGACACATATGACGATCTGTTTAGCGTTCAACTTTCCAGTGGTGGTGTATCTGAATATCAACCAACTGCTAGTAGTAATGTTCTAAGAACAACCGGCGCATTAGGTAGTTCAGTTGTTCGAACAACAAACCGATATCACTATTATCTTCCCGGTACTGCCAATTACGTCAAGATGACGCTTGCAACAGGAGATTCTGGTAAGACAGGTAATACTCGTAGGTGGGGCGCATTTGATGCCAATGATGGTGTATTCTTTGAATTACAAGATACTACCCTGAATGTAGTATTACGTAGCACAACCACAGGAACACTTGTTGAAACTAGAGTCCCACAATCTTCTTGGAATAAAGATAAGGCAGATGGAACAGGCAATTCAGGGTTTCATATTGATCTAACTAAGGTCAATATTTTCTGGATTGATTATCAATGGCTCGGTGCAGGTCGTGTTCGTTTTGGTATCGTTGAACCTTCTGGCAATCGTTTGGTGTGTCATGAATTTGAAAATGCTGGTGCCAATGCATTGCCTTATATGCGCACAGGAACATTACCACTGCGAACCGAGAACTTCAATACATCTGCTGTTGGTAGTTCAAGTGAATTACGCGAGGTGTGTCTTGCTATCTACTGTGAAGGCACATATGAGGATTACACATTCTGGCGTGCCGCTGATGTCGATGCATCCGTGACCGTAAGCGATGCTGTTAGTACACCTATCGTAAATCTTCGCTCTGTTACAACAATAAACGGAAAACATAATTCGGTTGTAGCATATCCAGAAAAGGTTAACGTGATGGTTGAAGGCGGGTCTATTTCACTGACTCTCTTTCAGAATACATCGGTTGCAGGTGGTACTTGGACAGGGCTTGATTCTAGTCTAGAAATTAGTAGCGGCGGAACAGTGACCACAACAAATGCACGAAAATTCAACACTGTTTTCCTTGGCGCAGGTGTACATTCATTGGACTTCACAAAATTGTTTGAATTGAATGATGAAGGTATTCAAATGAATGCTGATGGTACACCTAATGTCTGGAGTTTCTTTGTTAAGCGCATTTCTTCGACCGGGACAGTCAGTGTTGTTCTGAACATGTGTTATCGGGAACTGTGGTAAGAAATGTTACTGAGTCTCTGGACAGGATGGGGCGAAGATTGGAGCCTTCAGCATAAAGTGACTTTTGATGGTGAGAATAAACTCATCATCATTGCTGATAGTGCGACTTCGCTCAATGTGAAAGCGGATATCTATTCTTCCTGGAAAGAATGGGTTCTTCTGCGTGATAACGGTAAATTCCTTCCTGCATTACGGGTCACGGGTGGCGATCCAATTGGGGTCGGGGCATATACCGGGGATGTTTACTTCTTGATCAATGGCTGGCGAATCAAAATAAGTCATTCATGTGCAATTGATGGTGTGGTATACTCGGATGATTACCAAACGCCATTTGTTCAGACAGAAGGTACACAGATCGTTACTAATAAAGTTTCTTCTCTGGTTTCGGTTGTTGCTCCTGTTGTGTCAGTAGATGGCTTGGTTGTTCCGACTGCTGCCGAGAATGCCGCTGCCGCTGCTTCAATGGTATGGAATTCTCCTGATAGAACTCTTACTGCCTATAATGGACCAACGGCGGCGCAGATTCGTTCTGAGATTGATGCATCATCGGTTAAACTACAACAGATAAAATCTCTGATCGATTCGCTGGTTGTTCCTAGTGCAGTTGATATTAGAAACGAGATTGACACTAATTCAACTAAACTGAATACCGTTGTTGCGAACCAGACAACTATTTTGAATGCAATTCAAAACGTATCGGTGTCATCGGCTTCTATCAATACTCCTGCAATTTCATTTGAATTGATTCATGGTGTCGTAACCTCGGGTACAATTGATTCAACGAGAAACATCAACGGTAGTTCACATGTGATCACTGACTCGGCGCTTGCGTTCGATATCAATTACACATTTGATATTGGATTGAATTCGATACCATCTGAGGTTGTTTTTGTTGGGCAGGTTCAAGATAAACATGAAGTCATTCAAGTTGCAGCATGGAACTATCAAACTAACGCATGGAATCAGATCGGGACTATTTCTGGCTCCAACACAGTAACTACAAACAAATTTATTCTGTATCAACAATACACAGGAACTCAGGCAGGTCAGATCGGCGATGTTAGAATTCGTTTCTATTCTACCGCAATATCAGATATCATTCTATCGGTAGATCAGCTTTATGTTTCTTACGCGACCGTAGAAAGACCGACCGGATATTCTGGTCACGCAGTCACCGCAACAGCGACCTCGATTCAATTGGGAGCAGATGCAGTTACTCTTGATAACTACTACGTACCCGCATTGTTATACGTTAATCATGGTACTGGCGCTCAACAATATGCCAAGGTTATCGGATATAACGGGGCAACACGAACACTGCAACTAGAATTACCGATGGTGGTTACGTTGGACACAACAAGTCATATCACATTGTCACCTTGGGCAAATGGTGCCACTGTTGATACCAATGCGATTGCTAATGCTGTCTGGACTGCTCCTGTATCTTCAATGACAGATAAGACAACAATTGGCGGCTGGATCACCAAAATGATTTTGACCATTCCTAAGTATATAGGGTTAAAGTAATGAGTCTCCCCGACCTTTCTGGAATAAAATCTATCATCAATAGCGGCAACGCATTTAGTAACCCCATTTCTGGTAAGGTTAATTCTGCCTTACAGGGGTTTACTCCACCATCTGTTGCTGAGTTGATGGGGATTGCTGAAGTTCAATTCGCTGCAAAAAATCTTCCTGTTCCCGATTACAACGAAATTGCTGCGGCTCAGAACAGTGTTGTTAATGCGTATAACAAGATTCAGGATATGTTGCACCACACCAATAAACTATCTGGTGTAAACATGTCGGGCAATGGAACACTCGCAACAATCGCAAAAACCATGTCTAGCGCCAGAAATGCATCTGGAGCAAAATCTTGTGATAAAGTATTGGCAGCATTCGGATCAATCAGGGATGCAGCTAATACAATAAATGATTGTGTGACAACAATTGACCTAGCAAAAAGAATGCTAAAAGATTTACCGGGTCACATCAAGACAATTCCAAAGCAACTGGACTCTCAGGCAGATAAAATTGTTAAGAAGATTCTTCATGAAACCGCTGCTATTGCCAATGCTCAAATAGAAAACGCAAAACATGCACTGAGCATGCAAATGGCAGAAATGTTTCAGGATGAATGTGTTGGGCAGGTTCTTGGTGCCGTGATGACAAAGGACATGAATCTTCAGGTCAAAAAAGTTACCGATGAAATCGCAAAGAAACGTGTTAGTATGTTTCAGAAAATCATGAAATGACAGACAAATTTAAATCAAGAAAATTCATCGTTGCTCTGTTGTCAATCATGTCTTGCACCGGATTGATGTACATGAGTAAAATTTCGGACGGAGTTTATTCTACCATCATGGTAGCAACAATTGGCGCTTATTTGGCAGCAAACGTTTTACAGAAAGAGAAACAAAATGCAAATTGATAGCATTGCTCAGGCTTACATCAACATCATTACAGAAGAATTGCATCCTGAATTACAGAATGTGATTGATACTCATGATAACCCAAAGACTAAACTATTGGCAGTCACTGCACACATTCGCGGAATGATCAAAGCCGGTCGCGATACCGGTCTTGAGGATTCTAAGCCAAAGAAAGGTTCTAGTCGCGCCGTATTCTTTCCAAAGGAAAAGAAACAATTCACCTTAGATGGTAAGCCTGCTGAAAGCCATACCGCTGTTAAGATTGCTTTCCCCGGTAAACTTGACAAGTATCACGGAGAAGACACTTTACTTGGTGAAGATCAGAATCGTAAAGAAGCTGATTGGTTTGTTAATGGGCATCATGGTGTTATTCATCACACCGATCAAGGAATGAAAACGAACCATGAAGGCGTTCTTGCGCCTGTGTTTGATTCGCATCCCGAGCACCATCATCTTGAAATGGGTAGGGTCGAAAAATTCAATGCAAAAGACTTGGCAAACCACACCAAGAACAGAGATTTCCCGAAGGGTCTGAATCTAGATCAGATTAAGAACGCAATGCTGCATGAACATGCTCTTGCTCATGGTGGTCGTTCTTATCAGTCTTCTACTGACGAAAATCAACATCAAAAATTGGTAGAGCACCCATATGTCAGTAACATGATTGATATGATGCACAATTCTGACATGCACCCCGGCGACATTAGCCCTCGTAACATGGGGATTTATGTTCACCCACACTCAGGACACCGTTATCCTGTTATGACTGATTGGGGGTTTGGTAATGATATTGCGAAAAAATACGCCAAAGCAAGAAAGAAAATGAATATTGGTTACTAAAATGGGCGCTTCGGCGCTCTTTTTATTTTGTTTGCTGAATGAATAATTTATCAAAACCTTTATTAGACCTGAGAAGTCTTGATTATCTGATTCCACCAAAAAATGTAGCCCCATTCATAGAAGCATATGAGAATACGGTAACAGACGATCCTTTGTTTTGTGGAACAGTGAAACACAAAAACATAGTTTTGTTTTACTTTTTTAATGAGCCTCACGAGGCTTTCATGTTAAAAGGAAATAAAATTGTTGATGGTTACACGTACCTATCCAGAGGTGTTATGTATGACGGAAAATGGCTCCATGAATTGTTATGAAAAAACTTTTAATAATTACACTATTCTTATTTTGCCTCAATTTGCATGCTGCCTGCAATAACCTATATCCAAACAATAAAAAGATTGTTTTGAAAAATACGATTGAACTATGCAACACACATTATGTTGCATTACATTCTTCAATCGACAAAAGAGTTATACTGGTTTCAGAAAGAATTGAACCCAATTCAAAATTCGATATTGTTAGGGATAATAATTTCAGACCAGACACAAGAATACCCAATCGTATTCGATCAACGCTGAAAGATTATACAAACAGTGGGTATGATCGAGGTCACATGGCTCCTGCTGATGATGCGGTGACAATTGAGCAGATGAATGATACATTTTTACTCAGTAACATGACACCACAGGAACCGACATTGAATAGAGGCGCATGGAAGGCTCTAGAAGGCTCTATACGCGATCAAATCAATGTAAGCAATACCCTGACATGGGTAGTGACGAAAGCGGCTTATAAAGGCTCTAAAACGATTGGTGACGGTTTGATGGTTCCGACCGTCTACTACAAGATGATGTACATCAAAGGTAAGCCAGTTGAATCTTGGCAAGCAGAAAATATTGTCAACGGAAAAGTAGTTAAAATTAAATAAAAAAAACCAAGGAATCCACCATGCACTTTTTAATTGAAACTCAAATCGCTTATGTAATGATGAATGAATCTATTCTTCTTGAAGATCGGATTCAATATCTGAAAGACAACATAGGTAAAATCACAACCGATCACGATCCTGATGCAGAGCACAAATCTACACCAGAAATTGTTGATCATTTTGCTAACAATGCTGATCCAACCAAGAATAAGGCGCATACACAGTATCTGCTTAATTTGTATAAATCCGGTAAGATTCAACAGAAAGATGCTGAAAAGATCAAATCAACTTTGTCTGATTTTGAAAAATACAAGGGAAAACTTTCTCCTGAAGACAAGCAACTGACAAAGAAAGTATATCCAGATATTGAGTCTATCTCCAAGAAGATTGAACCACATTTGGGTACAATGACTTCAAAGAAGCAAGCAGAAAAAACTTTGGATCAGCCGGGGCACAAAAAAGTTTTTGAGGATGATAATATCGCTGTCTATCATCTGACAGACAAAGATGCGTCACAACATCTTTATGGTGGTGGATCAGAAAGAGGCGGCACAGGAACTAACTGGTGTACAGCGGCACGGTCAAATCAAAATCAGTTTGATCACTATCATGGCGAGGGTAATATCCATGTTGTTCATCGTAAAAAAGATGGTAAAGTCTTTCAGATGCATCCTGCATCCGGTCAGTTTATGAATAGCAAGAACGAGCAAATTGAACCGGAAGAATTTGAATCTATTAAATCTTCTGTTCATAAAGCAATGGACGCTGTTCCGAAAATTCTCGACTAAACTAAATAGAAATTGAAATATTGTCAGTAGAATAAAGGTTCCACTGACATTTTTATTTGAAAGAACAAAATGAGTAAATTAGATTTTATAACAAAATATGGTAGCCCGAATGCAGTTAAATCTATCCCATCCAGAATAGATAAGATATTGGATTCTGGTAGTTCGGATGAAAAAAGGGACGTTATTCGTCATCCAAATGCATCGTCGGAAAATATTTCGAAGGCATTGAATGATGAAGACTATTGGGTTAGACATTTCGCTATCAAACATCCAAACGCAACCAAAGAACATATTTCGAAGGCTTTGGGTGATGAAGAATATCGATTTAGAAGGGCTGCTATTGAAAATCCAAATGCAACCAAAGAACACATTACAAAAGCATTGAATGACAAAGACTGGCATGTTAGACAATCTGCTATTCAACACCGAAATGCAACACCAGAGCACATATCGAAGGCTTTGGGTGATGAAGAATGGTTTGTTAGAAGGGATGCTATCCGGCATCCAAATGCAACCAAAGAACACATATCGAAGGCTCTAGATGACAAAGACAGTACGGTTAGACGTGCTGCTATCAACCATATATCAGACGAGGATCTTTTAAATGCGTTGAATAGTTGAATGCTATTCGACTAAAACTTTTCTAACTTAAAATAAGACGCTTCGGCGTCTTTAACTTTACCTATTATTATGTTTAAATTTGAATTTGAAAACGATTATCTTTTGAGTTATCTACGGCTATGCGATTCCTGTTTATCAAGGGATGAAGTAGAAATTGGTGAATGTCATCATGTGTTCCCTCGCGCTATCTTCGGCAATAACGACTACACCGTTAAAATGACTTATCAGGAGCATTTTAAGGCGCACTGGTATCTCTGCAAGGCTTATGAAGAAGCGGGGCTTAAAAGACCATTTATGCAGATGGCAAAGGCATTATTCAGCTTCGTTGGTATTGCTGATTATCGGCGTTCAATCATTGACAATTTTACCGAAGAAGAAATTGATGAACTGGCTCCGCTGATTGCAGAGGCTCGCGAATACAACAGAATCAGTTCTATCGGTGAATTGAATGGATTCTATGGAAAGACTCATAGTCCAGAGAGTGCTGCTAAGATGAGTTCGGCTCGCAAAGGAAAAGTTTTGTCGGAGGAAACGAGGGGTAAAATTTCTCGATATATGAGTACAAGAGATAAGAATTTTGTCAGATATTACCCGCATCACGATATAACAACAAAAGAGAATTTCTATTTTTCGATGAATGATATAAAAATGGGGTTGGTCCCGGAAAATTTCGTTCGAGGTAGATACATTACTGAAAAAGAGAGACTCAAAAGAAGTCTTGCTATGAAACAGGCGTCCGATAATTTCGATTATCATTGGGTTAAACGAGGTAAGGATAGTGAACTATACGAAAGTAAACACGCCTACAATCCAATGACAGGAGATCGTATTAGAATTCTTTTGGGACAAGAAATTCCAGAAGGTTGGGTATACGGAATGGTACAGGACGATGAGTGGAAACAAAAAAGAATTGCCGCATCAAGGGCTAAAATAAAGGGAGTGAAAAATGATTATACTGCCAATGTTATAAACAAAGACCCGGAAAAGATCAGAAAAACTGCCGAGAAACATCGAGGGATGAAAAGAAGTGATGCCGCACGCAAAAACATAAGCGAAGCTATTAAAAAGGCTTACCAAGAAAAAGGAAGCAAAAGAAACGGAGCTAAAAAGTATTTTGATTTAATTAACAGAAAGGTAATTTTTCTTCATCCCGAACAATATGAAATGCGACCAGACAAAGAAAATCTAACAGATGAACAAATGATTCGCATAAGAAACATAGAAACAGGTAGCATAACTTATAAAACAATGAAAGAAGAAATGCCGGTTGGGTATGAAATAGTTAATAAAAATAAATACTGTTAATTTTAAAACTATTTCGTATCAATGAATAAAAAATATTATCAGAACAACGAATCTCTAAAGGCGGCTGGCGCACCTGTAAACTTTACTTTACAACAGGTTGAAGAATATAGGAAATGCGCAGCCGACCCGATTTATTTTCTTCGTAATTATGCCAAGATCGTTTCTCTTGATAAAGGTATAATCAATTTTGATCTGTTTTCTTATCAGGAAAGAATGATCAATGCGATGCATGAGAATAGATATATCATTTCCATGCTGCCGAGACAGATGGGGAAATCTACTGTCGTTGCTGGTTATGTCGCGTGGTACGTCACATTCAATGACAATAAAAATGCGGTTATTCTTGCAAATAAACAATTGATTGCGCAAGAGATTTTTGGGCGCGTAAAGATGATCATTGAGAATCTACCATATTGGATGCAATCTGGTATTTCCAAATGGGACGAATTATCATTTAAGCTCGAAAACGGGTCTAAATGCTCATGCGCAGCAACAAGTCCCGCGTCCGTGCGTGGAAATTCGATAAATATGCTAATTTTGGATGAATTTTCCCATCTAAAACCAAAATTAGCTGACGAATTTATCGCTTCTGTGTTTCCTACTATTTCTTCGGCGAAAAGCTCTAAAATGATTATTGTTTCTACCCCAAAGGGAATGAACCATTTTCATAAATTGTGGAGCGATGCACAGGAAGGAAAAAATGATTTTGTTGCAATTGAAGCTAAATGGAACGAGAACCCGAATAGGGATCAGGAGTGGGCTGATAAAGAATTGAAGACGTTGGGACCAGTAAGATTCGCACAGGAAGTTGAGTGCTCGTTTGCTGGCTCCAGTCGTACATTGGTTGACGGAACATTTCTATCAAACCTCGCGTCAATAGCCCCTGTATTCGAACAAAATAATCTAAAAATATATAAGCACCCTGAAAAAGAACATCGATACACAACGATTGTTGACACATCTAGAGGTCAGCATCTAGATTACTCTGCGTTCGCCATCATTGATATTACGAAGATGCCATATGAGGTTGTTGCTACGTACAAAGACAACACCATATCAACATCAGCATATCCGTTTTTAATTACACAGACAGCGAAGAAATATAACGACGCATATATTCTGATTGAAGTCAATGATGCTGGCGGAGAAATTGCCAATACAATCTGGTATGAGTTTGAATACGAGAATCTTTATTTCACTCACAAAGATACCATTGCAGAGGGGCTAGGATACCCCGGTATCAGGACAACGAAAAAAGTTAAGGCAGTTGGTTGCTCTACGCTCAAAGAATTGATCGAAACCGATCAATTGATCTTGAACAGCTATGACATGATTCAAGAACTCTCTGTGTTCACTCAGAAGGGCGCTTCCTATGCAGCAGAGGATACCATGATCAACGACGACCTAACAACGTGCCTCTGGTTATTTGCATATCTTACTAAACAGCAGATATTCTCTGATCTGACTTCAACAAATATTCGTGCCATTCTTGCGAAACAGCAAGAGGAATACATGCAGGATAACATGATTCCATTTGGTATCATTGATGATGGTACAGAGACAGAGGAAGTTCCTCTGGCAAGTTATGTCATCGACAATGGAAGAAGCCCTCTTGAGAACTGGATGCTAGGTGTCTAGAAACATCTTCCGTTAATGATGTTAAAACAAGGCTCTGTCCTGTAATCTCTCTTATAAGCAGGTTTCGGTATCGGAATGTGATTCTGTTTTACCGGAACCTTTGTTGGCGTCAAAGCAAATGAGTTTGATGCCAGAAGAATGATTAGAAAGAATCTCATTCGTAGACAATGATAGTTTTCTCTTTTGGAGACACTTCAAACATTCCTGTGAATGTCTCTCCGTCATAAGAGGCGTAATAGCCATCGAATTTGATGTAAGTCACTTCATAACCGAAAGTGAATTTGAAGACTGTCCAGTTCTCTGAAACGTCTTCGCTACCTTCGCACCGCGTAACGTACTCACACTTGATTTCACCCAACTTATTGAATTTTTCTACTGCTACGTCTAAATTATAAAAGAAACCAAGGGTAAGATCGGTTTCTTTGATCAGTTTTGTTACATCATTAAAAAGTGGTGTCATAATAACCTCAGAGGTAGTAAACATTTTAGCTCCTGTTGATGTATTTATTATAACACAACAGAAGCAATGTGTAGATTATTTGATTTGTTTACCTGTTGTTCCAAGAAGAACTTTTGTGTGCCACTCGTCACCAATTTTACGAGAATAGAGATTATTGTGTAACTCCGGGTGAGCCAACATTTCAGGATCAGTTGGATGTGGTCTACGAATTTCTTCGCCCTTGCTGGTATGATAATCATGTGCTTCATCGTAGGTCTTGGCAAACTCTCCGACGTTCATGTGTCTCTTACTGAAAGCAAGAGATTTTCCTGAAATTTCGACATGAGAACGATTTCTCTTAAGATCGTCCTTCATTATCGATGATAGAGCGTTCTTTCCTTCAGGTGAGCCATCTGTTGCAACGGCGACTCGTTTTCTTCCGTTCGAATCCTTGTACATCGCAACGGCATTGATTTTACCGTCCTTGCGACTTATTTTCCACATGGGAATCTTATTCACCATTTCCTCTGGTGAAGCGAATCCGCTGCCTTTTAATCCGCCCTGTGATTCATAGGCTCGATGCAGCATCCCGTGGATTTCTTCGGCATGCCTTCTTTTTTCTTCCTCATGTTTAGGCAAGAAGTTTTTGAATGATTCGACTAAATGTAGGTACTGTGAAAATGTTTTCATCATGACAACTGGTTATTGTCGTATTTAATTACATTAACAAGAATGTCAGCATTTTCTTCTGTCATCCTGTGACCACCAGTTGAATAGACGATCTTACCAAGCCCGTTATAAATCTTGGCAGCGAATTGGCATGGAACTACATTGTCATCTGTGTTCAGGACAATAACTCTTGGTGTTGTTAGATTGATCCCTTTGATGCAGCACTTTTTGTATTGTTCAAGCACTTCATCTGTTACGCCGTATTTTTTTAATGATGTTGCTGGTAGCAGACTAGGATTGCATAGATACAATGAAGAAGGAATGATGTTGGCTATCTGTTCTGCATACCATCCACCAAGAGAAGACGCAACGATCATCGGATACTGACCATTAGCGTTGATCTGTTCGACCATTCTTGCAACAGATTCTTTTGGGTTATTTGAATCGTACTCCAATGCAATGAATTCAATTTCTCTGCCAAGTTTCTCTTTGATCATTGCACCGGTTGATGACTTCTTATTGGAACCAAAGCCATGAATGTAATAAACTGTGTTCATTTAATTCTCCTGTTGGTTCTATTGTAACACACTTATTTTGATTTGAATGCATCAGCTAACTGAACATCCGTAAGAGAGTCAAAGAAGGCGATTGTTTTCTCTTGGCTGTTGTGATTAGCCAGAAAATAATTCACCTTCTTCCCTGTCTTGGTGTCCGTGAACGAGAATGTGTTTCCTTGGTGGCTGAATTGATAACGATCAGAATAGTTTTTCATTATAAAAATCCTCAATAAGTTCTTCTAGTTCCTCTTGTGGCATGAGAATTATAACAGCCGGATCGAACCTAGAATCCCTTTTTATCATGCTCATAAAGATTCCTAATTCCTTGCCATCAAGACCAGTAATGATTCGGACTAGCTCTCCGTTCAGTTTGATTCGATATTCTTGTTTGAATAACATTTCCTTGATGACAGTCTCATATCGATCTTTAAGCCCCGGAAACTTATCAAAGACAGCATTGAGTCGAGTCATATCTTTTTTCTTGGGAACACCAATCGCCTCGGGATGGTCGTCCAAGTATTTCAAGAACGCAATGTACTGTGGTCGTTTCTTGTCACGAGTTCTTGCGACTGCATTAAGATTCTCGAATGAATAAGATTCGCGACGGAATACAGGGCTGGTGGTGACATAGTGATACATGTCTTCTAATGTATCAAACCCTTTATTGAAGGTATCGGTATCAAGCCCCACCAATTCAAGAAACTCGTCATGATCCAATGTTACCAATAGTTCGGTATAAAGGTGATCCTTATCGCGAACCGGTAGAAGAAGTCCAGTATGACCGTGTTTCAGCCCATAATGCTTCGCCAGATTTCCTAGTAGGTTTCCGAGGTCGCCATTATTGAAATACGCCTTAGCATAGTCGAAAGACGAAGAAGGAACAGTAATAAAATCTATTTGCAACTCACGATAATCGAAACTTGCAACGCTTCCGTTAATGAAAATGTCTTTAGGAGCGAATCCGATACCGTTGAGAACATTCTCGTTAATCGGGAAACTTACCAAAACATCCATGTCGCCGAAGGATTCTTTTTCGCCGACATTCTCAAGGACATGGTAACGTAGATTGAATGAAGGATGAAATTTTGAAATGTAAGAATCAAGAAGTTTACTTACTTCCGAGACACGCTCAAGATAATCGTCTTTACTCATTCTACGGGTCGTAGTATTCTTTAATGCATTGCCGCCCATGATTACCCCTTACTGAACTTGTGCGTCAATGAAACGGATCAGGTCTTCAGCAAAGACGCCCTCAGAAGAAGCATCTTTTTTGATGACACCCGCACGAATGCGAATGAACTCAATGTCATAGAGGTCAGTTGCTTCGTTATAACGAATCACAACATTGCCTTTCCACTTTGCCATTCCGCTTGAACGAAACTGCAACCCATTTCCAATATTAACCAAGTCCTTTGCTCCCCAAGCAAACAGAGCCATTGGGTCAAGAGTTTTGATCTGTGTCAGGATTGTTTTTGCGATTGTCATTTTGGACTTTCTGTGTTTCGTTGTTGATGTAGTTATTGTATCACATAAAACTTTTATGTGTAGATTATTGAATCGATCCTTTTCTGAATGTTGGAGTTTCTTTACCAACACACGAACCACGAACGCCGCTACCATTGACCAGCATTTCAACTAAACATTCTTCTTCATCTGACACAAATCTCCAGACAGACCATCCAATCTGTCTGACTCCATCTGGTTTCAATGAAGCAACTACCAGATGGTAATCTTTGACTCCAATGCTTTTCATTGCATCAGCAGCTTGTCCAGAGTGAATGCTCAGAAAAATCTCGTTCCTGACTTTTGGTCGGTTGGTCAGAGTTTTAACCACCTTATCGTAGAGCGACATTGAATGTGTTCCCATTGAAGTTGACATAGTGGGTTTCATTTGATGAATTCCTTGCATTTACTCAGTGCAGCCTGACAGTTTAATCTTGTAATGTACTCAGGTGGATTATAACATAATCCGTATATCATTCCTGCAACTGCGGCAACTGAATCTGAATCACCGGAATGATGGATAGACAATTCTAGGAGTCTATCAAAATCAGCGCCAGCGTTGATAAAAGAATAGATTGCCATGTCAACACATTCTGTTGCTACCCACCCTTGCCCGAGTTCACTGATATTCAATGCTGACTCGATCCGATAAGGAAGTTTATTATAGTAGAGATAATCCACCAACGTATCGATTGCAACTCGATTATTTTGGTGATGGTGCGTAATCTCGGCTGATTCGTACATGGATTTTCTGACAATCTCGGGATCATCAGAAACTGTAAGAAAAGGAAGCAACCGCATCACAGAACCGCAACCGTAACTATTATTGCGGTTGACCATTCCGTTATGCAGTCTATAGAGAGAACTCAGACAAGTGTTTCCCGGCGCAGCAACTCTTGCCATCGCTGGATCAGAAGAAAACACGGAATCGGATTCTATTCCTACCTGACCTTTCCACCAATTGATGTATGCATGTTTTACATCGCCGTTATGCAAGCCCTCGAATCCAAAAACTGTCATCTGAGTATCGTCTGTCTCTGATAGAACAGAATATTTTGCGTAATCAAGAATTTGCTTCTTAGTGAAGTCTTCTTTGTCCTTGAATTCAAATGGCTCCCCTACTGCATCAGCAACAGCAAGACACAGCAGGGAATCGTGAATTTTACTTGGTGAGAACATAATTTTTGTCGTAGGAACCGATTACGATTCGATTGTACCACGAAACATCAAAATAATCTGTCATCACATCAGAATTATCGTGATAACCTTCTTTCATGATAGACAGTGCTGCATTCAGATAATCCTTAGCAGCACCGCTGAAGTTTTTGTCGATCCAATAATGGTTTACATCGCAATAGTCGTGACCGAAGTCAATTGAGCCTTGCGTGATTCTCAGTGTCAACTCAGAACTGTTTGAGCCTGAGAAACGTGCCTTGACTCCAAATTTTTTATTCAACTCTTTCAGAGCAACAGATTTAGTAGCAACTTCGGTTTTAGTGATGTAAGCCATTTTGAACTCCATTTACGTTTCGTTGATGGAGTTATTGTATCACAACTAAATTTTATGTGTAGATTATTTTGATGATTTAATTTGATTATTCGGATGCAACAGCCATTTTTCGCCTAACTTCTGTTTTGCTTCCTCAAGCCGAATCTCATTACGCTGGCGCAGAGCAATCAAATCTGCCTCTGATACAAATACGGATGGTTTCTTGACTTCAAAGAATTTTTTAAAGATGTTCATGATCAATTTAAACGAGTTTTGAGAGGTTTAAAGGGGTTGTGGCTATGTTGGTATCAACTTTGGTTTAAAACGGCTGTAATCGTGTTTAAATGCGTTCTAGAGGGGTTCCTTATTTTGCTGCTACGTAAAAGATGTGTTGACCGACCTTTTCGACCTTCTTATTGGGGTCTACCCATTTGGGAGTCTTGATGTAGTCGGTGTGATAGAACTTTGCATCCTTCAATTCAGGGATTCTTCCGCCTTGTTTGAATTCAGCAACAGCCTTCTTGCTTTCTACCCATAACTTTCCTTTTGGTGTCACGGTTTTCTTTTTCTTTTCGAGTGTCCAGCTAAATTGAGACTTAGCAAAAACAACTTTACAAATGTCGGACCCCCATCGACCTGTCTTCAATCTGTTGTAAGTTACCTGAGCAACAGCAATCTTACCTTCAAATGGTTCTACTCCTGCTTCGTGCATTACATTTTTTGTAAGACACTCTGTTTCCTTATTTGACAGGTTCACGACTTCAGAAGTCTTGATAACCTGTATCTCTTTTCTTAGACTCGCTACCTCTGACTTGATTTCACGAATCTCTGTTCCGATTGATGATACCGTTTGCTGAGTTGTATAAGAAGAATACAGAACAGCAGAGGTGATGATGATGGATAACCCGGTTACAATTTTAGGCATTTCGTTTTCTCCTGCCTCTATTGTACCGGGTTTCTTTTTATGTGTAGTTTATTTCTTACTGGTCAGATCGTAATAAGACCACTTGCCTGTATCACCGACCTTGACAGCTTGCCACTTAGGATGCTTACCAGTTGTCTCGGACAAAACATCTACGTTCTTATTGATACATGCACGAAGGTTTGTCAGCCCTTTTACAAAAGTATCGGTCTTATATTGACGAGTTACGAACAGTGCATTGGTCGCAACAGTGGAAACCCCGGTCGAACTCATCTTCGAGTAATTCAGTTTAGCGGGTACATACACGTTCTTCAGTTTCGCAACAGTTGCCTCAGGAATCTCTAACAGCTTATATGTATTTGTCAGGGGCGCAAGAATAGGCAATGGGCTACCACCAACCAATACCGCTGCATGAGCCTGACCTGTTGTGATCATCTTAATTGCGTCATCGTTAGTCTTTGCTTCAACGATATTAAAGTTAATCTCGGTTTGAAGACGAATGACCTGTGCTGTGATGTAGCTGCCACCACTTGCAACAACTGTTCGACCAACTAGATCATTGATGGAGTTGAATTGTACTTGTTTAGCACCGAACCCCATTGTTCCACCTTCTTTGATGTTAGGTGTCGTGAGTGTAACGAAGTGTACTTCTTCTGGATGCAAAGTCACCAGAGTTTTAACATTAGATAAATCTTCGGTTCGACTCCGATAGAAAAGAACATCAGTCTGAACAAATGCACCGTTAACAGTGTTACCCGTGAGCATATCAATATTATCCATTGAGCCGTTGCTATTCTGCTCGGACAGCATAATGGTGTCTTTACAAGTCTCCTGAAGTTCTTTGAACATCTTGCTATAGGTTCCGCTACTACTTCCTGTTGCGACCTTAAGATTTTGACTGAATGTCACTGATGTGAACATCATCAGAGCGAAGACGAAAATTGTTTTGAGTTTAGTCATGATTTTCCTTAGTTAATAGAAAGACTTTTCAGGGCATTATTGCCGGTTGGCGCTGTTGGTGTTGGAGTCTGATCATTTGGTTGCGTGATAACCAGAAGAACAAAGACCACCAGAAGAACAAGAAGGGTTCCGATTAGTCGGGCAAACATTATGCAGTCACCTTTACTTTCGAGTTAATAGTAGTTGCAGGAATAATAGTGTAACCGGGATTGTTTTCAATAGCAAGGGTTGAGGCAGGTTCCAATGATGCAGCAACCTCAATCTCAGCAAATGCAGTGCTCATGCTATTGATAACCGAATCAAGCGCAGTGTCTGCTTTCAGCTTCTCATAAAGATCGCCTGTATCCATCTTCGCTGCCTTATTTGCTTCCTGTGCGGCTTGGCTCATTTCCCAGTATGCTCGCGCCTCTACTAGCTTATCTTCCCCGGCTTCAATTGCACGTCTTGCTTGTTCTAGCGCTGCCTTTTTCTGCTCAACCAACTTAGTCATTGCTGCTAGTTGATTCTCGAACTCAGCGGCACGGGCAGGGTATTTTGTCGAGAACTCTCGACACTTGACCGCAAAATTATTCCTTGCCGCAACAGCTTCAGTAACATTTGTGACAAAGGTATCGTAGGCGTTGCGTTTCTCGATCAAAAGATTCTGTAGAGTCTCAATCGGATTCTTTGCTGCCTCGGCAGTAATTGCTCCGACTTTCCAGTTTGCTAGTTTCATTGAAACCACCGGCGCAGCGTTCACGACAACCAATCCAATTGATGCCGCAATAACTGCGCCAACGATTCCTTGAACTACCATGAAAATGATAGGGCTAATGATCAATGCCCCAAGAGCGATTAGCCCTACTTTAAAAATCTTATTCCACTTTTCAAATTTTTGATTCATCATTTCACCTCATTGTAAGTTAAACCTAAAACATCCATCAACATTGTTTTGACCATCAAATTCGGAATTCGGTTTCTTTTTCCGGCTACTTCGAATCCCATCATTGTAGCAACCTCAACGATAGCTCCACTTCGACAAATTCCTGCATGGCAGTGAACAATGACGTTCATTTCTTCTGTCAGAGCAAATTCTAACAGAGATTTGATCATTTTTGCTTGCAAGTATGTGAATTTGGATTCCTCGGGAAACCCGCTATCCTTTTCACAGTCCAAAAATTCAAATTGATGAACTGATGAAAAGTTATAAGCAGGCACAGGGAACCCATACGCAGGATCAGCGATCTGAATTAACATTGACCGAGGACCGGGGTCAGTGTGATGCCCGTGTATCACATCGATCCTCGGGCAATTTTCAATAAAACTCATAGTGTCACCTCTGCGTAACCCGGTGCTTCACGGTATCCGATTTTCTCGAAAACGAAAACCTCGAACCAATCCTTTACTTCTTGAGGAAGTGATGCGTAACTTACATCTTCTGGATTTTCATAATCCGTGTCAGATGAAGCAAACTTTACCCAACAATCTTCGTGTCCCTGAAGACGAAGATCATCCACATCATCAGCATCGAGCAACCATTCTGGCATCTTCACTGTGCAATCAAATGTATATTCAAACCCATTGAATTCAATAACACCCCAAAATGTATTGGATACCATTGTTTCTTCTACATCATCGAAGCAGAGGGAGAATTTTGAAGCCATTTTTAACTTTCGCATTTCGTTGTCGATGGAGTTATTGTATCACAGAGAAACTTTATGTGTAGTTTATCCTGAAACAGAATCAGGTGAGCCACCAACGATGTGTCCAGAATAGTAACCATCGAAATTATCTCCAATTCTGGCTAACTGAACCCCATCAACTATATCAGTGCCACTTCCAGAAACAATGACGCCTGTATGACCACATGCAGCACGTACAGTATCACCGACTCTTGCGACACCAATACCATTATCAATAACATCAGGACTACAGCTTACAATGGCTCCTGTCTGTGCCTTATGTTTCTTACAGTATCCTACTGTCGAATCGCCTAACCTTGCAACTGGAATCATTGCGGAATCCTCGAAAATTTAAGTAACTTTTCTTTTTTCTTCTGTGCAGCCATTTCAACCGCATCAGCCGACACGATCCCATGCTTTGTTAGAAGATGAATCATGTGCATCAGATCACCGATTTCTTCGGTCAGATTATCTCGATTCGTGAGATTTGGGTTATCTGGATGACATGAATCATAACCGAACCGAACGATCTTGGTGATTTCTTTGATTACTTCTGAGCATTCTTCGGCAGTAATAACCAAAATTTCCATTTCAATGTTATTCATATATTGCTTCGCTATCTGTCTTTAGAACAAAATTTATGCAATTCCAGTGGCTATCTGGAAGTTCGCGCACCCAATATTTGGTTTCGCTTTCTCGTATCACATCTATCGTTGCCCCGACATAAGAAGAATACCAAAACATCTGATCAGCACAAGATATGATTTTGATCTTCATTTGTATGACGTGATCTTGTCTTTACGAAAGCAGCGCCATTCATTTTGATCAAGATCAAATGCAGCCACGATGTTGTCACCAATCAAAGTAGGAGAATTAGCTCCGCTATGTTTCTCTACCGGGATATGGTGATAATTCTTTGTACAGCGCATTGAATACGGCTTGTTTTTCTTTGTCATGAAGTTGACAATAATGATACCATCATTCAGACTGTTTTTAAGTGCATTGATATCGATCATCGGACAATTTTTCCTATAGTGTTGTTAATATATTCCTGAATCCATTGTTCCACGGTCTTGCTACGATTGACTCCAATAACAATTTTATGTAACTCTTTTGCGGCTTCGTAAATGTCATCTCTGCCTATGTATCTGCGATCAACTTCATCTAACAATTCTTCATCAGAGAAATATTCTATATGCGTGGCTGTGTTGTTACGAATCCAATCAATAACATCATCTTGTGTCATTTCAGTGTCTCCAGTGTGTCAGTAGAATCTTTATCTTCGCGCAGGCAGACGAAACGTGGTAAGAAAAGAGAATAATTCTTATCTACATCACAGATCAATTCGTTATATCGAACCGTAACGACACTACCGACACCGATATCACAATCACCGGGGTTGGCGATAAGTGTTTCAAATGAATCTGTTTCTTTGTTCATCATCTGATATTCAACAGGAGCGCCTGTTAAATTCGCATAGATTTCTGAACGTAGTTTAAGAGAAAATCCTGATACAGAAACTTTTACCTTATTGTCATCTGTTTCGAGATTAAGTGATCCGAGGTTTCCTAACAGTTCGCCCTTGCCTTCATTGAAGGAAACGACTCGGAATTCACCTTCTTTTTCTGACTTGAGTTTCAACGTGTCCTTGACCCGTTTGTTCTCCCAAATCCCATCAATTCGCTTTAGCATAGCCCCTTCTTCTCCATCAGACAATTTCTTCTGGAAGAATTCATTGACTTCGCGCTGAGAATACACAACCTTCGATTCGATCAGACTGATTAGATTCTTATATGGGTTCTTTTCAACAAATGAACTCAACATCGCCAATCGGTCGCAATATGGCAAATCATATTTTTCTGAAAAATATGAATCCAGCGGAATCATGTCCCATGCAACCAGATGCAGGTACTTGATTTCATCTTGTGAAATAGTTCCCTTCACTGCCTTGTTGATGATCCCGTTACCAATTTTACGTGGAAGAAATTTTCCTGTATTCGGATCAATTGCCAGTAACTCGCAGTCTACCACAAAATCTGATGGAAATGTAGAGAGCAGAGAATCGAAATGATTATTCACCTCGATTTCTCGACCACTTCGAGTATTGAGTGTCACGGTTCCATTTGTCAGTGTAACAAAGGTGCGTGTACCATCTGACTTAAGTTGAACAATATAAGACTTTTGATTACCATAATACTTATCGAAAGCCTTCTGCGTAAATGGACTAGCAAGCATCTGAGGAAACTCCGGCGCGATTCCGTCCCAAATATCATTTGCCTGTGTATCAACCCCGCACCCCGGTTTCTTCTTTAGAATACGACAAATAAGATCGGCATATTCAGGTGAAACAGAATCAATCAACTCCTGAATATATTCAATCGCAGCATTGCCTGTAATCTGACGACCAGCAATGTCTTTCTCTAGTTTCCGCATTGCAACAACAATTGGAACATCGCCGGTTGCTCGTTGAACGAAATCCTTTTTTTGATAGAAGTTAATGTGAGGGTGCAGTGCAAGCCGAAAGAAGTCACGAAGAATTGGATTATCAGCATGTTCTTTCAGAATAGCTAGTTTGTCGTTCTTCTTCGTGGTTGATTCGAGCAACTTAATAACACCATGTACAGTCATTTTGAACTTTCAAATAATTAAACAGGAACCTCAACGAGTTTCGCTTGACATTTAATCTGCTTAGTGATACCGGGGAAATTCATCATCACGATATCATCATAGTCAAACACATCAGTGAACCATTTCTTTCCAAGAATTATACCAAACTTTTTCATCACAATTCCATTGAGCAGAGAAGAAATTTCTTGTTGTACTTCTTTGACGTCGCGAGTTGTGTTGATGACAGTTGACATTGCCTGTTGACTAGGAGTCAGATTTTTCCCGGCAGCAATTGCGTCACGCACATCAGATACTTTTGGAATAGAAGAAAAACCGGCAAGGCTGATACGCAATTCCTTTGCCATGTACGGATCAACTTTCTCATCGGCATCAGTTAATGGAGAGAAACCACCTTCGCTGATACCATACTTTTTCAGGAACAGGGTTGCTTCTTCTCCATAGAGAGCAGAAAACTTCTGACCGGGAGCTGACCTATCTTTTCCTTCATTGATTACTTTTTGTTCGCACCGAAGTGTATACAACTTAAAGTAGTCAGTAAACATTTCCTTGGCAGTGGTTGGAGTTACCATTGAACGGTTAATTACTGGCATCGAAGAAATATCAATGACATATGTCTTACCAACCATAAAAGGTTCAAGTGGAATACCATTCATTACCAGAAGATCATGAGTAGCCTTCGTAAGAATGACCGGCAGTTTCTTCAGATTAACGATCCCATCGGTAACAATAGAGTAGTTACGGAAAATGAATGTATCAAACTCAGTGAACCCATAAGAATTATCTGGCAACTGAACTTTACCATTACGGCGAACGAGCAGACCGATGTTTGGTCGATCTTCATTGAATTTCAGAGTCGTGATATCAGCCAGAATTACAGTATCTGTGTCAACGAACTTTGGTGTGAACCCATCGATTTCTCGCGGTTTGCGTGAATTTCCGATTGACCGATATTCAAATTCAGGATGACTAATGTTCAGTAAATTGCCCTCAAACGAAACAATATCCATCAACAAAGTCAACACATTATATGCATTTGGGTCAACCGCAAGATTAGTGTTGCGTGGTTTAATTGCATAGAATGGATTATCTGGCGTTCCAAGCGTTTTTGCGACTTCAACAACCTGATTGTAGTCTTGCTTAGTAAAAGCGTTCTGAAGACGATTAAAGAGGTTTACGTCACCGATTGCAGCAGCAACATCAACAGCAACATCTGTTAAGCCGCGTTGAACCAATGCAGCGACCAACATAGACATGTCACGATTGGATTCAGCTAGTTCCGGCGCTATTTCGAGATTGCCGCTGCCCGTGAAATATGCGATTGTATTAACATTCGCAGGAACAGTAACTTCCTTTGCTCCATTGGGAACAGAGATTACATAACTGTCATCCGTGAACCCAACAACAAATCCGATGGAGTTGATTTCAGAGACTTTGATAGTAACACGTTTGCCACCAGAAACATTACCACCCAATGTTTTTTCAAGCAAAGTTGAATAAGAAGAAAATTCACTTGCCCCAATGACTTCACCTCCAACAGCCTCTGCCATCATGGTAAGTGTATCGTGATCAGCATAGTAACCATATTCAATGAAGATCGAAGAATCAATGACTTCACTGAGTTGTTCACACATTTCATATACAGCGGTCTTTGGTGACTGATTTTCACCACCATCTGTCATGAAATACATTGCGTTAGCATCCGTATCGCTGTTGCTGATAATTCGTTTCACTTCTTCTAGCGGAGAAACGAAACCTGTTGCACCAATAGGTTTCAGGAAACGGTCGATTGCAGCATTGATGGTAGACAGGTCAGTTGCTGTTGCGATTTTGATATTTTCAAAGATCGTTCCGCATTCATTGCGACCACTAAACCAAACAAGACTCAGAGAATCCTTTGGTGATACCAGTGAAGGTAACTTGTTCTTCAGGTGTTGGCGCAGCTTAGGAAGATCATTTGACATTGAACCAGAAACATCAACCACAACAATGCGATTGACGCTCTGATCTTTTTTGACTTCTGGTTTGTCGATTTTATGAAATACGATTTTCATTTCTGTTTGTCCAATAAAGTTTGATAATGATACCCGAAAATGTGAAGGTCACATCGGGTGATTTGGTTTTCCCTCGTCCAGTTGATGACGAGGTGTGTTGTCCAATTCTTCTTTTGCTTCTCGGAAAGCAATCTTAGCAATCCGTTTTGCTTCTGGGGCGTCGAAAACGGATTGTGGTACAGTGCGTTTCATATCGTTTCCTTGGTTGGTTTCCGTTATTGTATTACAGAAACCAACCGAATTTTAATTTACGCTGCCAGCGCAATCAAATCATTGAAGATTTCTGTCTTCAGAGATTCGCCTGTACCGAAGTAAGAGTTATGAAACTGCCATGAAGGATCACGGCGACCTGTTCCGTGAGTTCCAACTTCAGTGAATGCATTCAGAACACCGTAAGCACTGCCGTGATGATATTCTGCTCCCATGCCGTTACGGAATTTGTCCATCAAGTTGCTGACCATTTTCTGTGCAGCGCGGGTCTGTTCACTTTCCAGAACATCCTTGTTGAATACTTTCTGTTTAAAGAAAGCCAGCGCATCGGCATCAGAGGCTTCGATCTGAGTCAGTTTGGTGATCTTGTTACGGAAGTTATCCCAAGATTCATCGACCAGACCAAGATCAAATTTGAAACGCTTTGCATCCCATTCTTTTGCATGTGTCTGCCGAACTGTACGGCTCTTGTCGCTCAGAGCGATTGACAGTGTATTGTTACATACTGTTCGCGTGCTAGTGAATTTTGCGCTTGTGGCAAGTGAACCATCGATCGATGTTGTTACTAACAAGTAACCGCCGATATCGTCACCATTGATCGGTGAGAAAGACTTACCGATATCGGCTGTTGCCCAAAAACGGCGACCACCAAACAATGTACCGGCAGCAGACATTTTGAAACCATTCAGATCAATCAGTTCACGGAAGAATTCCATGATTTCCGCTGGCTGAACTACTTTATAGTCTTTTGATACAACGGACATTGCTTCGTTTGTATCAGACCGAAACAGAACATTTCGATCATTGAAAAGCTGTTTTCCTGATGCAGTCTGATATTCAACCACTGAACGGAATGCTTCCCACTCCATTCCTGCGGCTTGTTTCCATTGTTCAAGAGTAGCTGTTTCCTCGATTTGTTGACCCAACCCGTGCCAAATCTTGTTGCGATCACCTGTGAAAGCGAATTCGAACTTGCCATTGGTTTCAGTGATTTGATGTGCCATTTTAGGTTTCCTTCCAAGTTTTGTTGCGATGGAGTTATTGTATCACATAGAAAAATATGTGTAGATTATTTTGTCTTACCGTGGTGTTGAATAAGAGGTTTATCTTTCAGAAGACGTATTACATCATCGAGCAACCAAGGCTGCATGTCGCCATTTGGTCGGGTATCAATACCAACATCCATACAGCGACCTTCTTGCTCAAACCCACCATGCTCATGTCCAAAAAGATGAATTGCACCATAATGACACCCTTCCCATCGAGCAATAGGAAAGTGAAACAGGACAAACTGTTGCTTCTGGTAACTAAACCGTTTATAGTCCTGCACCGAAGCAAAACACGATTGAAGTACCGCATTACCACGTATCACTTTATCGTGATTACCGTATATCAGGTGCTTCGTACCATTCAGTCGATCAGCGAAGTTCTTAATCTTATCTGGTCTGCCACCAAATGCAAAGTCACCAAGGAAATAAACGGTATCCTCTGGGCTAACGACACGGTTATGCGCCTGCACAAGATTTTCGGTCATTTCCTCGGTCGAAGAACCTTTTCTTGTCTTGGGACAGAATTCGATGATACGCTCATGGAAAGCGTGTGTGTCACTGGTAACAAAAATTTTGCTCATTTTGTTTTATCGTTTCTAAAGAACATCAAGAATTTTCTTCATGCGATGTGTGTAATGACATACATTAACCGGATCAATGTATGTCATTACACACATTGTCAAACTTTTCCATTAACAACGCATGAATGGCTTTTGCGAGTTCTTGTGTGGGCGCTTCGGCAATGGTGTTACCGTTTGCGTCATCAACGTAAAAGCCATTTACTCGCAGAGGAAGAATAAATGTTCTTCCACCGAGAATAATTGTTCGTTTCGTTACTTGCAGTCTACTCAACTCGAAATCGATTCGTACACAGTTACTTTGACTTCTCTTGGCTCTACTTCATAGAATCGATCAAATGTAGAACCATCATAAGAGACGTAACTGCCATCAAATTTGATATAGCAGGTTTCTTGATCGCGAGTAAATTTATATACTTTCCAATACTCGATCCCCTGATCTTCTCCGCCATATGAGTCAACTATTTTAAAACTAGCATTGATCAGTTCTTCTAATTCTGGAATTTCTTTCGCCCTATAAAGGTACGCCCCCCAGAAAAATTTATTGATAACATCTTTTTTGTTGTCAGAATCAAGGATGTTTTTAATTTCGAGGTAAAGTTTAGTCATGATTTAAACGGGTTATAAACGATTTAAATTGAAATTGAGAGGTTGATATCAAATCAGCAAGAAACCCGCTTAAAACGGGTTCTAATGCGTTCTTGGGCTATTCGTAGATGGTTTTCATTACTTGCTTAGGAAAAACCTGTTTCACAGATACTACGTTATAACCATCATATGAGCTTCCGCTGGACACAATCCTAATGAAGAAGCCTTCAATTTGCCAAACCGAAGAAGTTTCATTCAGATAATCGTCTTTTTCTGACTCAATGAAACCAACTACAAGACCGAATTTATCGGAAAAAATAGCATCTGCTGCATCGGCATATGATGTGTCTTCTTCGTCGTCATAGAAATCGACACACCCAAACGAGTCGGTTGTTCCTAAGATATCAACCATCAATTTGTTTTTCGGATGATGGTAAAATTCTGCGTAGTTCATGTTAATCCTTGTTTTGTGAATCTATTGTAACACAGGAAAACTTATGTGTAGATTATTAAAAGTGTCACTGCATAAGTTCGTCAAGCACTTCGACTTCATCGCCCAGTTTAGAAGCAACATATGCTCGCATTGCAGCCACAAGTGGTGTTGGTCCTTCTGCACGCCAATCACTGATTCCGTAATCTGACCATGCATGCCATACATCTTTGTCATCAACGATGACTGGGCACAGGTGCATCTTCTCCCGTTCAATGATATACCCGCCTTGCGCCCAATCTGTGGAGTATAGGCAATCGTCATCATCGTGGAGAACATGGATGTACGTGTCGTCTTCGAACCACAACCCTTCACACTTAGCCACAACCAAATCGAGCGCAGCGCCTGCCAGTTCACGTGTTTTAACTTTCATAACAACTCCTGTTTTGTTGCATCTATTGTATCACATAAAGTTTTATGTGTAGATTATTTTTTCTTGTACTGGATAACAGTAACTTCTTGAGGCTCTACTTCAAAATACTCATGCAAATGAGCACCATCATAAGATGCATAGCTACCATCAAATTTGATATAACAGGTTTCTTCCTCGCGAGTGAATTTGTAGGTAGACCAGAAAGAATCACCTTTTCCTTCGCCACCATAATTGTCAACTAATTTAAATTTGATGCCGATCTTCTTCAATTCATTTACGATTACGTCCGATACATCGATGTGGAATAACTCGTCTTCAATAGAATTCTGAAATTTTAACTCATCGCCCTCAATAGATTTGCCATCGATGAATTCTTTAATAGTTTCAAATAATGTCATTTTCTTCCTTTAGCTTGTTTACAACAGAATCTACTTTACTAACGCTGGATGATAACATCATTTTATAGATATCATCATAGTAATCGATAGCAAAGTCACGAAACCAGCCCGAGCAAAGCGTAGTACAAATCTTATCTACCGAGCGCAGGATAGCCAATTTTGTGAGTAATGGTTTCTCGATCTTCGGTGACACAATAAACCTCTCAATGGCAATAACCATCGCTTCTTCTAATACACACTCACACTTTTCTTGATGACTAAGTTTCTGCCAGTATTCCTTTTTGCACCATGCTATTGTTGGATCATCTTGAAGTCGCGTATAGAGTGGTTTATCGTAGTACGCTACTTGCTCATGTAACCAATCATGATTATAGACTTTAGTCACATAGTCATCAAAGAATTCTTCGTTCTTCTGCATCAAATTTGGATTACCTTGAGGGTATTCCTTCTTGGTCAACTCAATTCTTTTCACCAGAAACTCGATGGTAGATTCCTTGGCACTTCGCATTGCCTCAACCAAGCCATGCTTATGATAGTGCGTGATATGTTTCTGGAAGGACAGCGAACGATGTAAGTGGCTACGTTTGATGGCAGCAAGCCCTTCCATTGTCACCACGTTAACCGGAGTGTTGCCGACATGAATGATCATATCCGAGGCAAACTGACCGATCTCGCTGTTATTAAGAACACTGGTCTTGTGGTGCTCGAAATTTCGTAGATGATCAAACATCATCGGAAAGTCAGTAACAATGTCCCAATCTGCGTTGTCGTTAATCCTTGCGCTAGGATTCCAGAAATTAAGTGCTCGACTTCCAATGAGGTAATGCATGATCAAATCCTATTATTCAAAATTTCATTTAGCCGCGCCATGTTGCTCTAGTAGTTCGATCAATTGTTTTTTGGTCATTTTTTCGTATTTCGACACTTCAACAGAAGGAACTGTAATTTCTGCCAGATCACCGTCAAGAAATTGAAACCTATTAAGGTATTTTTCCTTTTCTTCAATTTGGTTTTCGGCTTCGTACCTTGCCAGAGTTTTCATAATGTCTTGCTTCGTTATGACACCCCAACAACTGATTTTTTCTTTAATAGGAAGTTCTGTTGGCACGATGGCAATTCCCCTTGTTATGGAAACAACTTTTGCGCGAATCCCAAATGATCCTTTGTCATATCCAATAAAATAATTCAAATAATAATTATAACCACCCGTAAACCAAACAATGTCGCCTATTTTGCATTTATCGAATTTTTTCTGTGCAGCCGCTGTTTTAGGATAAGTTGTGTAATCTATTTTCATGATCAAGCTAAATTTTGAAGTGAATTAACAGTTACTTCTGATGGGATCGCTTTATCGAATTTTACCACAAAATTCTCAAACTCGTAAAGTGTCGATAAATCTTCTATTGTTCCAATGTAGTTTTTCAGCGTACTGTTAGGCTTATACTGCTTCATCATGATTACATGCTCTTGTAGGTAAGCGCGTGTCACTCGCAAAGCGGTTACATTATCAATATCAACTTTCATCTTCAACTCCGTCACACCATGCACCAACATGAAGATCGACATTGGTTTTGTTTGAGTAAAAGTTTATCCCCTCGATATCAAATGAACCCGGAGATAGCTCTACTATCATTTTTACATCATACTCGCGCAAGAGGGCGAAAAGTTTTTCTTTGAATTCTTCTGTCTTTTCCATTTGTTTTTTCTTGTTATTATTGACGATGGAAGATGTGCAATGCCTTTGCGAAGAAGGTAGGTTTACCGCCTTCTTGTGAGCGTTGTCCGTTTTCGAACACACCAACTGAATAGGCACCATTCAGCCGCAATGCGGCAGCAGGATGAACGACTACCACTCCTGCAAATTCGCCTTTACTGGCAACATCAGATGGTGTTACGCTGAATGCGTCCATGTCGCCAACTACTACCAACTCGATCCCTTTTTCGGCAGCTAGTTCTGCCTGTTCTGTGGTTGGAACATGACGAGAAATGAATGCATAGGTAGTAGACATTTTGGACTCCGTTTCATTGTTGATGGTGTTATTGTATCACATAAATTTTATGTGTAGATTATTTTGATGAGCATTCCAAGCAAGCCACGGAATCAATTATGAAAATAAAATGACCGCCTCGGTTTTCTTGATAGAAAACTTCATCCCAAATGTAGTATGAGTTGTTACGTAGAGCACGGATTAAAGCCTCGTTGCCACTCCATCCAACTGTTGACATTGATATAAAGTTTTTGCCATCTTTTTTGTAGCGAGCCATCGTGCCATAAGCCTTTACGCCCCACCAACATTTTTCCAGCATGTCGAATAGCTCGGGAATCATGAACGAAGACCAATTCTCGATTGCATCGTACAATTCTTCTGTCGGATAGCCATCTGAATCGAGATACCCATTCACCTCAAGGCTAGCGATGTGGTCGCGAGTGATCTTCATCTGATCATCAATTCGCGCTTGGATTTCTTCGTCAGTCAGTCGTTTAATTTGACTCATGTTGATTCCAATAAGTTGTACTTGAACCCTTCCCATGAGCATTCCAAGCAAGCCACAGGTGCATCACCATCGCCTAGTTTAACGGAATGACAGAAGAATTCTTCATTCTTGTTTTAGTAAGGAAACCTAACGACTAAAGATCGTTAGGAGGAATTGCGTTAAAAATCTTATCTTAAATACGATTATACAACAAACATCCCATTATGTCAACCCAACTTCGCGCCTACAAATACAGACTGTATCCAGATGTTGCTCAAACAGCAACGCTGGCACAGTTCTTTGGTGCGAAGCGTTGGATTTTCAATCATTTTCTCAATGAACAAAAAACTCGGTTTGATAATAAAGAAACCCACTTGAGTAACTTTGATTGTAACAAGTTGATTACAGAATTGAAGAAACAAGAAGATACCGATTGGCTTCGTGGGATTGATGATTGGGTCTTAAAAAGTTCATCAGAAGATTTAAGTGTAGCATACAAAAATTTCTTTGCTTCTATTACAGGAAAACGAAAAGGTCCGAATGTTAAGCCCCCTACCTTCAAGTCAAAAAATTCCAGACAGAGTTACAGAACTCGTGGCATCAAAATTGATTTTGAGAATAATTTAATTACCGTTCCAAAGATCAAGAGCATCAAGTGTATTATTCATCGTCAATTCGTAGGAACAATTAAACAAGCAACTGTTTCTAAGAATACTGATGGTCGTTATTATATTTCCATTCTGGTCGATGAAACTATCCAGTTGAAGCAAATGACTCATCGGGAAGTTGGTATTGACTTTGGGCTTAGAGATTTAGCTATTTTATCAACAGGAGTCAAATTCAATCATCCAGAACAAATGCTTTCAAGAACCAAGAAAGCATTGAAAAGAGCACAAAGAATCCTTGCTCGTAAAACAAAAGGGTCTAATTCTTATCATAAACAGCGTTTAGTTGTAGCAAAATTGTATTCAAGACTAACTCGAATGAGGAATGAATATTATCATCTGATTTCTCGTTACTTGGTTAATAATTTTGACGCAATATACCTTGAAGATTTAAACGTCAATGGAATGTTGAAGAATCGTAGGTTATCAAGAAAGATACACGAAACCGCTTGGTCTACTTTGAAGAATATGATCAAGTATAAAGCAAATTATGCTGGAAAGACTGTTCATGAAATCAACCGTTGGCTCCCATCATCCAAGACTTGTTCTTGCTGTGGTTACAAACTTGACAAACTGAATCTCGATGTTCGTGAATGGACTTGTCCAGTTTGTAACGAGCACCATGACCGTGACCTAAACGCTGCTATAAACATTCTGAATCAAGGTCAAATTGATCTTTATGATTCTAAACAAAATTCCAGCGCAACACTGGAATTGGAGGCTTCGCCTCCAATGGCTTTGCAGAAACATTCTATGAAAATCGAGAGGTCCAGTTCTAAACGAACTGGTTGGAATGGGGAGCAAGCAAGCCTAACAGTATTTAGCTGTTAGGTGGTTGACAATAAACGTCCCATGAGTCTTTGTGTTGTCGGTAGATCGCGATATCGCGAACACCTTCTTTATGCCGCATTCGTTCCAGAACTTTTGATGTGTTCTTGCGAGTCTTCAAACTGATTTTAACACAATCTCTGCCAACAGTAAAGTAGATGTAAATACAATAACGGATTTTAGGTTTCCTTGCTTTACGTTTCCTTGCAATTTGTTTTCGTGTTAACCGATCATCGGGATCATGGCTCACCGCAATCACGGCAGGATGTGCATGCAGCAGAATTTTAGTCATCTGTTCGTCATAGTAAAGATACCCTAGCTTGCATTCGTATCTTTCGCTGTTCCATTCAACAATCGCGTATTTGTTGTCATCATAAGCAAGTAACGTGACTTCCTTGATCGAGTGGTCATCTTCCTCGAATGGATAGTCGGTAAAGAATTTACGCATTTCGGTTTAACCTTTCTCTTGCAGACATTGCAAAATAAGACCAGTTACCACACTTATCCTCGGTTCGCAAAAGATCACGTGCGGTATAGGAAATGTCTGTCTTACTAAAGCACCGAGCCTCTTGGTTCAAGATTCCGTTAGTGAAACATCTAACGTGATAAGCACCGTTGATTTTTCTGACCTGAATTTCGTGTTCTACTTCGTCCAACATAACTCGCGAAATTTGTAATACTGTTTCGTAACGTGGTTTCGTTTTCATAATTTACTCACAATGTCATTTACAGTTTCACGGTTAGAAAAGATTCTACCACTAACATGCCAATAATCATGCCGTTTTATAAAAATCTATAAAACTGACTAGACATTTCAACGAGGTTGCTTTTGGTAACTCCAAAAGACTTACATCCTCTCTATGTCTGTAATCGGCTGATTCGTCCGATGTGAATCCATAAAGGTCATTCATACCTTTATTGTAAATGTTAACAGCAGCATTCAAGTCTCTATTATGATGGGAACCACAAGAAGGACAATCCCACTCTCTTATCGATAGCTCCATCTTTTCAATTCTATGACCACAAGAAGAACATGTCTTACTAGAAGGGTAGAAACGATCTATTTTATGGAAAGTTCTACCTCGCCAATTAGATTTATATGAAATCATTGACACCAATGATGACCATGATGCATCAGATATAGATTTTGATAATTTTCTATTCTTCAGCATTCCTTTTATGTTCAAGTCTTCCATTACAATCGTATCATAATTTTTTACAAGCCAAGAACTGATATTGTGGTGAATAAAAGATCGCTGGTTACTAACTTCTCTGTGAATTCTAGCAACTTTTGTTCTTTGTATTTCCCTTCTATTGGAACCTTCTTGTTTTCTACTAAAGTGCTGCTGTGCGGTTTTTAGCTTCGCTTGGTTTTTACGAAACCATTTTGGATTAGAGATTTTCATTCCGTTACTAAGAATGCACAAATCTGTTAATCCAAGATCAACACCAATAGTTTTACCTGTTTGTTCGTAAAGAACTACGTCTTCTTCAACTAGAACAGATACAAAATATTGGTTTGTTTTATTTTTAGAGACAGTAACCGACTTGACCTGCCCATAAAACTTTCTATCAATGACCACCTTCAATGGAGACATTTTAGGCAGTTTAATTTTACTGGTATCGAAATTTATGAATTTATTGAAGCCTATAGCCTGCCCCGGTATTCTGAAAGAATCTGTTGACACGCCCTTTTTCTTAAATTTCATCCTACCAAGTTTTGTTTTCCTTGAAGGGTTAAAATATTGCTTCTTTGTTTCAATGAAATCCATGCGTTTTTGCTGAAGCGCATAACTTATTGTATCATTGAGCCAAGAAAACTCAGGCATATCTTTCAATATCTTTTCATCCATCGGTCGGTTCGGACCGTCCTTGCTATATGAATTGAAATTTGCCACCAGTTGATTCCAAACAAAACGCACGCAACCAAAAGTAGAATCCAAAAATTTAGACTGCTCTTTTGTTGGGTATACCCTATATTTGTAGGCTCGAATTTGTTTTGGCATCATAAAACTATAAAAATTATATAGTTATTTATTGTTTGTCTACTTTCAATGTCTCTATTAGTTCAATTGTTTTTCTCTTACTGCGCCGTTTACCATAAATTCTGGCGCAGAAAGATGTTATCTCTGACACGAAATCTTGTACGATATCTTCATTCCCGACAGAAACTTGGTTCACGACTTCTATTTCTTTTTTATTCGCACGAAGCATAGTTTCTATGTAATTAAAACCAAACCGAGTCAGTCGGTCTTTGTGTTCAACGACAATCTTGGTAAAATCTTGTTCGGATAATAACTTTTGTAATTTTGGGCGCGAATCGTTAAGACCAGAACCAAATTCTGTTATTACATCATGAATTTTATATCCGCGAGCAGTGCAATATGAAATCATCCTATCTTTTTGAGATTCTAGATTAGTTTTATTGACTGTGCTACTAACACGACAGTATATAACGATTTTTTCTTCGCTTTTCTCTTTGACGCCGATAAATTTATTATATGTTTCTGTGTCAACAAAATTCATACCGCCGATTTTATGGAACTTTAGTTTACCGGCAGATTTCCAGTTCCATAAAGTCATTTTGGTAACACCTAGGTCTTTAGCAAATTTACTCAACTTAATCATAAACTTTTGGTAAATATTATATAGTTTTTGGTTGGATTATTTATTTATATATTATATTCAGGCAATCCGTTGGAATAAACGCCGCGCTTCCAATGATATCCAGAAGTATCGGTGACTTCAACAACTTCCCCGCATCGAGTCACATAATTTCCTGCGCCATCAATGATTCGAGGAAAAGAAATGAAAAACGCTTCATACGGTATGTTTGCCACGATAAACTCCTGTTTTGTTGAATCTATTGTATCACATGAAACAGTTTATGTAGATTTGTCGCCAAACTTCTTAAAAATAACTTTTGGGGTCGGGTTTGCCATGAAATTAATAAAAGCAATAATGACGACAAGCACATTGATCATTGGCAAGAATGAAACGAGCGCGAATCCCACAAGATCGGGTGCAGTCACATCATCTGTTTTTCTTTGTGTGTAAATGAATCCCATGAACAAGAGGCTACTGAAAATAAAGTAACCGACTACTGTGTAATTGAACATGATTAACTCCTGTTTTGTTGAATCTATTGTATCACAGGCAAACTTATGTGTAGATTATCTTTTCTTGAAACGTAGCATCTCAGATTCGTGAAAAGGTAGACCCGGTTCCCCTTCCAGTACCCTTAATTCACGCGCAAAGACACAAATTTCACGAAAAATTTCGCGCCACGTTGCATGGGGAAACGTGTCAACCAGAAACTCCCAATAACCTAACAATGCGCGTGCATCGTCTAGCCGCATCCCATGCAGAACTTCACTGAACTTCGATGCAGTCAGAAAACTAATTTTTTGTTTCATTGGTTTCACCTCAGATTTTAGCGAAACCAACAGGAGCAACCATGTAGAGGTCGCCTTGTGGCGTCAAGATAACATCACCTACACTGACTGAGCACATTGTTACGTTAGGGCGCGCTACCAGTTTGCTCTTATCACCAACACCATTTCCAATACCGAACACCTCATCAAGAGATTTTGCGTTAATGTCAGCAACAGTTTCATAAAATTTAAAAGCTGCCTTTGCGTTTGTAACATTTTCTCTCTTTTTCAGAAACGCGGCGACACGTTCACTTTTGTTTGCTGCATCATCCCAACCGAGCGCGTTGACCATGTTGGATTCGGCGATTGTCAGATTGAATTGGAAAACTGTGTAAGTCATTTTGAACTCCGGTTTCGTTGTCGATGGAGTTATTGTATCACAGAGAAACTTTATGTGTAGATTATTTTTCACAAAAAGTAAAACCGATTTAAACGGCGTATAATCGTTTTAAATCGGTTTGGCTACATTGGTACTACTTAACAGAAATGATTGCTCAAACACCGTTTAAATGCGTTCTAGCGGTATTTGGTCGGGATTTACCACAGTATTCTGCCGAAGCGAGTCATGTGGTCTTTTGATTACGTCGTTTTTCCCGAGTGGTTTCCACTTCCGACAATAAGGTGAGCGCGACTACACCATGCATTAGATCAATCTATAGATTACTGAATCCTGTAAATCTTCTTCTTTATAAGAAAATTTGCGAACTTCGTAGTAACTACTTACGATTCCGCCCCAATTTCTTTTGTACTGAGTAAATGTTTTACTCAACATTGTCTGGTGCGCCTGTTCGTAGCAGTTGTCATCAAGGAAATAAACAGCAGTCAGGTCACCAAGATGCTCCATTGTTGATGAAGTCGAATAAACAATCTTCGTCACTCCGAGCGACAACAACTGTTTAATTGATTTTCCGTCCAGATAACCGATCATAGTTTCACCTCACGCTGAAGATTATAAATTGCTTTTTGTTTCGTTGCGCCATACTGACAATCGCCTACTTGGTCGCCGTTACTATTTTGGTAAAAGGCAACATAGCAATCATAATCTCTGTAGTAATAGGTGATGATCTTTGGTGGTAGTTTAGATAAGAACATTTTAGTTTCTCCGTGTCATTGAATCTATTGTAACACAGAGAAACTTATGTGTAGATTATTTCATTTCTTGCCGATTTTGTAGGCGCATTTCAATGTCAGCCACTGTATCTAATGCATCCGACACCGAGATTGTGTGACCAGATGCCGCAATCAGATGCACCACTGCCCGTAACCGTTCGCTTTGTAAAGTTGTCTCGGTATGCTTATTCAGATAATGTCGATATGCTTCTCGCATCTCTTTTGAATTTGTAGCAACACTGGCGTCCAGTTCATTACATCGATTCATGAACTGATTTACTTGCCGTTCGAAATCGTTATTAACTAAAGCAACAAAATTATTGAGCTTTTCGTTCAGTTCACTCATTGTGATTGGTTCCATTTTATTTCCTTTCAAAATTTATTTGCGCGTTCAACGATAGTTGAGAACGATTCATTGACCAATAAATCGCCGTTATCGTAGACCTTACGCATCAATGAAGTGATCTGACGACCACCAACAGATTTTTTACCTGAGTCTGTGATAGGGTCTTTAACAGTATCGATCCACGTATCACCAACACGAATAGCAGAAGTCTTCTGAGCAAAAGAATAAGTATCTCGATTGACGTTCTGAAGCAACCCACCGCCTGAGCCATAAATCACATTCTCGGGAGCATAATTGTATGCAGAGATTGCTCTCAACAGCATAGGCATCGTGGTTCGATTGATTCCATCACCCTGAAGAACCCCGACATTGTTGATAACAATTTTACCTTTGCTATTAACAGTAAATCCGAATGCCAGTTTCAGTTTCTCCAGAATCCTTGGCAGCACAACAAATGGATCGCCACTATCAGGACGAACCACAAACTTACCACCAGAGTTCTTGATAGCTTCAACAAATTCTGGCTCACACAACACGTCTACCTCACGATAAATGTCATATCCATCCATGACCGCCGAAACAATGTTTCCGGGACGAAGTAAACTAATCATTCGCTTCAGATACTCTCGCTGACCTTCTTTGCCATAAGAACACTGGACACTGTGTTCACTAGCAAGAACGCTATAACCCGGCATATCGGCATTGTAGTTATCACGAAGGTACTTCAACGCAACCACATCGTCAGTTCCTTTGAAATAGATCAAGTGAGCAGCGCCACCTACTTCGGCGGTTTGACGACTACTGACCCCGCGACTACCGAAGCTGTGCAAAGAGAAAGGAATCATGTCTGTCGCATCTGAATCTCGCTTATAAACAGCTTGAATCTGATTGTAGCTGTATAGGTCTTGACTAGCAATAGTGGTTGGATACCAGATAGCCCGTTGCATCGATGTTTCAATGAATGAAGCAATCGAGAAACAATCGGCATCATAGCATTCAACTGTTACCAATGGGTTCGATGAATCAACTACCTTGCCTTCAGGAACAGCAAAAATAGTGACAGGAAGATAACCACCATAGACAGTAAGAACTTTCTCCCACATTGCGCGATTGAATGACAGTCCATGAGAAACAAGAATAGTCTCTGCCTCGTCAATGTCTTGTTTCGTAATAGGCTTCAGTAAGTTTTCTTTAATCCATCCCTGTAACCCAAATGGCACAATCTGTTCGTTCTTTTTACGCGCCTGTACGTAAGAAGACATTGCATTGGTTCCCTCGGGATACATCGCGAAGTGACTATTTTTATAACTGTCGGCATCAAGAATAATGTTCATTTTTAACTCCTAAAAATTACGCCATTGAAACGTATGCAGGAACTGGCGTGACGTTCAGCATCATACTTAAAATGTGTTTGTGATCATCGAACAATGGATAGTTGTTGATTGCATCTTTTACTGATACCCAACGTGTCTCGGCAGCGTCATCACATCCATTTGCGCGAGGCAATGACCCATCTTTATCCAATTCAATTTTAAACATAACTACCAATGAATTGCGAGGGATACCAATCGATCGTTTCGGATTATCGAACATTTTAGTTGAAACGACTGACCCACGAATAACTTTTTCAGGAACTCGGAGATTAGTTTCCTCGAATAGTTCGCGTACCGCACAATCAAAGAATGTCTCGTTACGGTTCTTGAATCCTCCGGGAAGCGCCCATGTACCTGCACCGGGAGCAAATTTACGTTTAATCAGAAGAACATGACCTGCACACAGAACCAATGCATCGGAGCAATTGAAATTCAATGTCTCGGGAAAAGGATAATCAGCAAAAAGTTCTTTTTCCTTCTGATAGAATTTCCAGTCGTCCATTACCGATGAAGGCATATTATGGTCATTACTCATGAACATGGCAGTTCGTATATCGGTCGCCGAGCGACCATTCATTTGCTGATGAAGACCCTGAAACTTATAACCGGGGAACCAGTTCAGGTAGTCATTACCTTCTTTCATGTGCCCAAGAATAACAACTTCATCGCCTTCTTGATTATATTCATCGATTGTACGCTGAACATCTGCGATCCACTGTGTATCCGAATAGAGATAATCATTCAATGGCGCGATTTCTACTTCAATGTCGATTGAATGTGCGAAGTTTCGTATAGTGTTCTTACGTTCCGAGTAAGTCCAAGGATTTTTGACAGTTCGGGCGCTATTAGCAGAACCGACCAGAATAAGGATGCGATCAACCAAGGTTGATACTTGTTGAATCATTTTCCGATGACCATCGTGCAATGGCTGGAAACGACCGATAATAATACCAAGTTTTGCTTTTGACATTTTAACTCCTAATTTGTCTTGATTTATTTATTGTATCACAGAAACTGATTCGGAATTTCACGAGAACCAAATTTTCCTGCCCATGATGCGATGTGTTGCTTTTCTTTTCGATAATAGTTCCAGTAAGACTCGACCGAACTGTTTTTCACAACACAGTGCCCCGGCATTGCAGGAGTAGGTTCAGTAAATTTAGCCAGACTAATTTTAGTTGGTGCATTTTTCAGAACATCGTATAGTTCACGACACTTGTGAATTCTACCATAACGATAAGTGTATTCTTCATTCAGGGCAACGAAAAGTGAGTAAAGCCAATCGTAATTTTCTTTTGATTGTCTTACCCACACGGTGCTAGGATGATTAACATGAGTTGACTTGTAGACCCTAGAATTACGATGATCAAATAAAACCCATTGCTTTGTTCTTCGACCAGAATCACTCATGACAATTCTTTCCTCTCCATCAATGACACGATGGGCAGTGGAAAGTAATTGTGCGTACTCTGTGATCATTTTTATGCAATGCTTAGAAACGTGATACCGAGCCGCTTTGACTGGATCATTGTCAAGGTAGAAGATGTTCATGATGCTGTTTTGCAACGGTTTTGTATTTCCGAATTGTTTCCACTAAATCAAATGCTGATTCTAACAAAGATTCTTTGATGTAGATTGTTGCTTGACCACCACGAACATCATCTGCCTCGTTAATTATTCGTTTGAGCAGGTGATATAGATTGTCGCGTTGATGCAGGATGGTTTCGTAGTCAACCATGCCACTATCACGGGTATCAACATTTGAATTCATGTTAAACCTTTCCTGCGTAGTCGGCACGCATGTACCAATCAGGTGCAACATCTTGGTTGTTTCTTGAATTGTATTGCCGACAGAATTGCCGGGCAGATTCTTCGCTATCGAAGTATTTTACTTCGTCAACTTTCTGACCCCAACCACGCTCTGACTCAATTATTTCTACTTTGTAGATGTTTCCGATTTTGATTTCTGCCATGATTAACTCCTGTTTTGTTGAATCAATTATAACACAGGAAAAATTACGTGTAGATTATTTTATTCAAACTTCTCACTTGGGTTGTATCTTCGCTTCATTCTCCAAAAAGTTCTCATCATGCAGCATGCAGGCGTTCTGTGCTGGCTTTGTGTGCCAATATGCAACCGTCCGTTATAAAACTTGCAAAATGGCTTTGGTTTTGGCAGCTTTTGCAGTAGATTGCTGGCGTATCGTTCATAAGCTGGCGTCATTTACTTTCCTTCAAAACCTCGTTGATTTCCTCGATACCTTTGTCGCCCATGCACTGAAAAAGGCACATTGCAGGGACTCCGTACTCAAAGCATTTGCTGGCTTGCGATAAGGTCAACCCTCTTTTGCCGTGTACAAATTCGCTGTAATGGCTCTGTGATATTCCAATGACCTTTGCCCATTGCCGCTGTGTAAGCATGTATTGGTCACGTCTGAATTCCACTGCGTCGATGATTGATGGTAGCCCCACATTCATCCTCCAGTCGCTTTTGCAATTACCACTGCTAGACCTTTACCTTGAATGAGCCAAGTAAATTCTTCGATAGGTATCACTGCGTCTGTGCTGTTTGCCCACCTATCAAAGTCAGCACTCGGACAAGACACATCAACATCCCATGTAGTCCCAAAATGAAACCGAAAAAGCCTGCTACCTTTTTTGGCGATGCAGCACCCTTTCCCATAAAAGTCTCTTGATACTTTAAATCCATGTCTTTTTAGGAATGTCTTAAACGCTGCTCGCTTTTTAAATTTAGGGTGAGAGAACGTCCACTTGATTCTTCTCATCAAGACTCTCCAGTCGCTTTTGCGATTGCTGCACGAGCCATAAACGCAAAATGGTTTATTGTTGTGGTGCTGTACGTAACTGCACCATCAGTCGAAGACTGTTCGACATGAACGTAGTCAGAAAAAGATTTAAGCGCCTCCAGTAAATCAGGTGCTGCTGCAATTAGTCGTGCATTGGCTGGTGATGGGTCTGTCACAAAGTCGCAGATAAACTTCTCGTCTGCACCAAAAAGGTATCCGACCTCATACTCGCAATCAGGCACAAATTTCCAAGGTGCTGGTGTGTGGCTCATTTCATTTCTCCACGTATCTTGTTGTAAATCTCGTCGGCAGTCGAGCCTCTTTCCTCGCAATGACTTATAAATTCAGTCCAATTTGCACCAAGAAAATCCAGTAGTACATTTATCTCAAATTCATCCAATTCAGTCATTTCATTTCTCCGTCAGAATGTGTGGCTCATAATTCCACCCCGCACATAGGGCAGTATGTGGCGAAGACTTGCACTGCATTTGACCTTGCTTTTGGATGCACCTTGCACGTAGCCAGCAATATGCGCTCTTTGTCATCGCTACCTAGACTAATTGTGTCCATCAATCTAGTGTTATATGGTTTTAAAAGCTCATTGAGCTTTGCTACACAGTCGTGTTTTGTTTCTGCTGTCATTTCATGTCTCTTTCAGACTCTTTGATAACGGCTTCCATTTGCACGAAGGCTCTCAAATACCCTTCAGCCTCAATCATTCCGGCTGAAAGACCTTGCTGCTTATAGTCATCATATAAAGCGCGAGCATTTTCAACGCCACTTAAAATGTCATGTTTAATCCACTCATAGGACTCAATCGTTTTCTTTGCTTTTTCCAGCAAAGGAGGCTCTTTGTAATACGTGATGCCGTTAACTGTTATTGAGTTACTCATTTCATTTCTCCAGTCGCTTTTGTGATTGCTGCGCGTAATGTTTTAATGGCGTCTAAATCTTGTTCGTCTGCTCCGAAAAACTCGCCATATGAGTTCAATCTAGATAGAGCAAGCATTGCCGCCTCTAGCAACTCAGGTGCTGCTGCAATTAAGCGTGCATTGGCAAGAGCTGTCTCTTTGTGCTTTTCTTCGTCATCATCGAAGTCATAGCAATCCGTATCAATGTCGCATATATGTGCTGTATGTCCTTTGAGATGGCTTCGTGTGCATTCGCGCGGATTTCCGGCATAAACGCCATGCTGACTTTCATATAGCAGCTTATTGGTTATTTCATCTGATGAGAGAAGTTCTCGCTGCATCGCTAATTCCTTCCAGATATACCAAGGCCCAGGTGTGTGGCTCATAATTTCACCCCGCACATAGGGCAGTAAGTGGCGAAGAATATTACGGGCTTTTTCTTAATGGCTGAATCCGCTTTTTCCGTAGTAACCGCAATTCGATCTCTGCCATCCATAGTGATGAAAGATGTCAATCGCGTGTTGTGCTTTTTAAGTAATTCATTGATGCGCTCTACGCAGTCGTGTTTTGTTTCTGCTGTCATTTCATTTCTCCTTTGGGTACGCAAACCATCTTCAACCCTTTTGCCAATTTTTTGGCTTCAATTGACGCAAATTGGCATGCTTTGAGCGAGTCGAATTCCTGCGTAGTAATGGCGTATGACCTGTATGTGCTTGGGTATGCTGCGGCGTCCGTCTGTCCTGCGGATACCGCCCAAGACATAATGAGAATCCATGCTGTCATTTCATTTCTCCTTATTAATAGTTGATGGTGGCAGGCGCTGATCTCCTGCATGACCTTTTAGCCGTTTATGACCGCTTACAAAAAGGACGGTATTACGCAAGACAAGGTAGCTACTCCCTGCGTAGTCAAACTTTTGTCCCTGTGCATCAGCCTGCACATTCACCATCAGGTGTGATGACTGCTTACTTTCTCCGCGTTTTTGTGTGATTCGAGTACGACCACCGCATCACAGATTTCGACCAGTCATCACGCCTGATAGCCCTCGCCGGAGCGAGGACGTATTACTTATTCCTGCTTAATCGGACACATGGCTTTGCCCCATGCAATGGCGTCTTCTTTGGTGAGGAATACGAGGCCGCGTTTCTGGTGTTGTTTGTCACAGCAGTCATCTATCCAATGGGTCATATCGTAGAAACTAGGTAAACCCGTTGATGGGTAGTAATATGTTTGAGCCATCTCTAGCTTCCCCATATAAGGCGCTGGCAATT